TTTTTCCAACTTGCAGCATCGTGTAACATATCATCTAATACAATAAATAAATTATTACTTTGATGTTTTCCAGTTTCTGAAAGACCTTGTGTTTTTGCTTCTCTTATTTTACGCTTTTGACGATTCATAATACTATCTATTAGTTCTGGGTCGTATTCTGAATGTATAAAACAATCTGGTACAAAATCTCCAAAAAATGGAGATGCTTCTTCTGTACCCGAAAATACTATACCAGACGGTATATCACGATGATGAAAAAAGATGTCTCTTGCAAGAAAACTGTTATGTGTAACAATAAAATTTCCTAATACATATCTATTATTTCCATCTAATTCAATGCCAAAATAACGGTCTTCGGATAATTGAGTAATTTTAATTTGACTGACTAACGCATTTACACGATCTTTTCTCTTTTGCGCTCTTTTTCTAGGAATTAAGGTAGGAATTTTTTCTATACCTTCTCCGTTTATATGTATTCTGAATGCTTTTCCAAATTTTTTAACACCATTATGTGTCCAAGAAGTCTTTTTATCATGTTTATAAGCAGTAAATCCCAAACTACGAGCTAAATAAATAATGTCATCAAGTAATTTTTCATGTTTTTCACATTGTACTATTTCAAAATCATTTCTTTTACATAAATGTCCATCTGCATCAATAAACCCTGCAAGTAATTTTAATCTATTTTCTCTAGTATTGCATTTATAAATATGAGGAATATGTTTATTATTCAACATATCCAAATCACGTAATGCTTTCAAAAAAACATTACCCTTTTGTCCATAACCACTTGAAACTTTGTAAGTGTATTTTTCCTTATAATCTAAATACAAGTTGTATTTTTTTAAATTGTTTGCAAAATAATGTATTACAGTTGAATCTTGTGTAGTTATAGCACTATTTCTACTGGTACCATCTCCTAACCAATATCCAATCATATAAGGATCTATTGGTAACTCTACATTTTGTTCTGGAAAAGTTAATGCTGAAACTTGGTATCCTAATAAATTTTCTCTGTATTTTTTAGAGAGTCCCAAGTATTCTTTTATAGGAATATCTACATATAAATCATCTATTATATTATCATAATATCTTTTTGCTTCGTCGTATACTTTATCTTTATCTTTACCATTACCCTTATAAGAAAATTCTTTATGTATTACTTTAATTTTATTTTTGTCAAAATATCTTACTTGAAAAGACATTCTTTCTTTTCTTTCGAATATAAACTTTTTAGCAGTCCATTTTAAACTCAAAATATGATGACTATTTACAGTATAACTTTCACCCTTTTTATTTTCTACTTTAAACATAGTGTCAGTTCCAGAATGTGTTTCTAGCACATTTCTAGGTGTACTATCATCGCCCATAACTTGATCTCCAACCTTTATATCCTCTACATTTTTAATTGTACCGTCATACATTAGAACTTTGGTACCACGTATACAACTTTTGCCGCTCCTTCTTTTCCCTAGGATAAGTATGGTAGCATCTGGCAAAATACTTTTAATTTTAAATTTACGAAGCGCCAGTTTTTCAAATTCGTTAAGAAGCATATCAATATTGATATATATATTTTTTTTAATTTTATATTCTAGACGAATTGATAAAGATAGTTTAAATTTTAAATTCAATTTTATCTAATAAAGTGTTATCAATTTTGTACCTCTACCGTTTCCGACTTTAATCGGCAAGGTAGTTTAATTTTTTTTAATAAAATGTTTAGAAATATAAAGGATAATATAAATAAAAATGGTATCTAATTTACACGGAAAGGTAACTTTGTGTATTGATGTTGGTTTACGTAACTTGGCAATGAATATCATGAATAGTGATTACACAATTTTATTATGGGATGTTTATAATATTTTAGATAGCGACGATCATCATTGTCAAGATACATTTAAAAATGGTAAATTATGTAATAGAAAATGTAATATGAAATACATTTTACAGAATGAAAAAGGAGGTAAACAAATATTTTGTTGTAAAACACATTTTCCAAAAAGTATAAAGGCAACTAAGGTTAATGATTTTAAAAAGAAAAATATTGATGCATATTTATTACAAGATATAGCAAAAGCATTTATAAAACGTGTACAAGAAATCTATGATGAAAATCCTATTTTTAAAGAATTAAATACAATTCTTATTGAATTGCAACCTAAATGTAATGCTAAAATGTTATTTACAAGTCATGTACTTTATGGAAAACTTGTTGAATTATATAAAGATACAGATGTCACTATAAGATTTGTAAGAGCATCACAAAAATTAAAGGCTTATACGGGTCCAGAAATTAAATGTACATTGAAAGGAAAATATGCTCAAAGAAAATGGTTATCAATTCAGTATACAAAATGGTTTTTAGAGAATAAATTTTCAAAAGAACAAAAAGAAAAATGGTTGCCTATATTATTAGAACATAAGAAGGCTGATGACCTTTCAGATTGTGCATTGATGGCTATTAACAGTATAACAGGAATCCCCAAAAAACAATTAAAACATAAAAATGGAAATGAATTGAAATAATAATTATTATGCTAAAATAAAAATGTAAATTAAAAATTATTAGATTTTAATTCATGTAAATCAGAAAATTTAAAGCAAAATTCTTGCCATTTATTATACGGTAAATTTCTTTTAAATTTTCTTAAAAACTTTTGTATTATATTATATGAAGATTCAATTTCGACACTATAATAATCATTAAATAAATCTAAATAGTTTTTATTAATAGGTAACTTTGTTGTATTATATAATACAAATGAAATTATAAAATCTGTTAATAATGGATATTTTAAATTAGAAAGAAAAAAAGGAGAATGTGATAATCTTTCATTTATTTCTTCATAAATATCTAATATATCATTTGAATAGTAAAAATAAAATTCTTCTACATCTAATTTTTCATCTTCAATTATATTTTCATTTTCAAAATCAGAATAATAATCATTATCTAATATAATTTGTTTCATATCTTTTTTATCTTTTTACTTAATATAAAATATAAACAAACTTTTAAATTAAAAAGTTATCTTATTTATCAGTATTTTTTTTTTTTATTTAGAATAAAAAATTTTATTTTGTTATACTATAATAAAACAGAATAATGGATAATATTATAAAACAAGTAAAGAAAAACAATACAATTGTAATTATAATAGTTTTAGTAGCAGTGTATTTTTTAGTTCAATACATGGGAAATAAAAAGGAAAAGTTAGATAACGTTGTTCCACCTACACCTCTCGAAAAACCAGCAAATGAACCTAATCAAATGGCATTTGCCCCATCCAATGTTCCTATTGCTGATGCACAAAAACAACAAATAGATAATGTTGTAGCAGGACCAGCAAAACTCACTGCCGAAGATCTTTTACCAAAATACGATGATGCTAACGCATTTGCAAAAGAAAATCCTGTTTCTAAATTATTAAAAGAACAAAACTTTTTAGTAAGTGGATATCATGCTGGTATTAATACTGTTTCTCAATCTAACAAGATACCATACTTGGACCTAAGAGTTTTACCTCCTATCCCTAAAGAAAATGTTGGACCTTGGAACCAAAGTAGTTATGAACAAAGCCCTGCATCTCTTAGACGTGGTTTAGAAATTCTTTAAGTTATTCTAACCAATAATTATTATATATTTATTTTATTGTATATATAATAATAATAGTAATATGAAAAAGGAAATATTATTACCAGAAGATATAGATTATTCTATATACCATTCTCTTCAGGGTATGGCAACTTCAAAGTGGGGTCCAAGTTGTTGGGATTTTTTATTTACCAGCATTATAGGAAGATATCCTATTAAAATAAAAACTAATGATGATAAAATAATAAAAAAAACATTTAAAGAATTTTCAAATGGATTACAAGTTATTTTACCATGTATTTTTTGTAGAAATTCGCTAAATGTGTTTATAAAAGAATTACCTATTGAGCCATATTTAGTTGGACGTATTGAATTAATGTATTGGATGTACCTAATTAAAGATAAAGTAAATAAAAAATTAATTTGTCAAGAAAAACAATGTTATAAAGATGAAAAAATAAAATTAAAAAAAATGTATCGTGATAAAATAATTTCTGAAAATGAATATTATGATAAAATAAAAGAATTTAAAAAAAATACATTCGTAACAACTCAGACTCCACCCTTTAAAGAAGTACTTGATAAATATGAAAAATCAAGAGCTATATGTTCTAAAAAAGCATTAACATGTGTTTTACCAAAAAATAATAATAAAGAATAAAGAATAAAGAATAAAGAATAAAGAATAAAGAATAAAGAATAAATAATAAAGAATAAAGAATAAAGAATAAAAATGAAAAATAAAGAATAATAAAAAATTGATAAAAACAAAAAATAAATAATTTATTAGATGGAATTTAATAAATTATCAAAAGATTTAAAAAAATTAAATATAAAAGACGATACAAAAGAAGATACGAAAGACGATACAAAAGACAATACAAAAGATAATTTAACTAATAAATCTTTAAAATTATTAGATGTATATTTTTGTATAGATTTAGATAAAACTATACAAGATATAGATCTTATAAAAAAATGTTTAGAAACATATATTATTGTCCATTTTAAGGAATATAAATTAAATATTTTTAAAAATGTAGAATATAAAAAAACAGAAAAAAATGATGTGGTAAAATCTGGTTTGTTTACATTTAATAAAATATATAAAGATTTAAAATTAAAATCATTAAATGATGTTTGGTTTATTTACATAAGTAATGGAGATATTAAAACAGAATATAAAAATGTATTTGTTTTACTATTAAACAAAAATCCAAAAGAAAAATCAAGTTTTTATGTTATAAATAAAAATCAAATTGATATAAAAAAAAATAATACAAATAGTAACAAACTAAATGAATTAAAATTTTTTAAAAAAACAATACATGAATTATTTAATACTACTAGATCAATTACTTATACAAATTTAATTGAAAATTAAATTCAAATTGTTAATCAGTTAATCAGTTAATCCGTTACAATAAAATGATTTATTGGAAATTTTACAAAATGCGCATTTGTTTGAATTGCGTATAAAAAAACAATAGCAAAATCTTGATCTTTTTTATAATCTTTTATTTCACCAATATAACCCTTATACGCATTTAAAGTACTATTTTTAATACCTATAATTTTAACAAGATTTCCTTTTCTTAAATTTTTATATGAATTAGTATGATGTATTTGTTCGTTTTCAATCTTTTTGTTTAATTCTTTTTTTGTATTTTTTTGTAACAAATTTTCATTTGAATTTTTTTGTAAAATAGAAAAAAAATCCATTTAAAAGTATATTTTTATTAAATAATAAAAGTTAATTGTTTTTAAATAAAAATGTATACTTTAATTAGTAGTTTAATTAGTTATATTTATTCCTCGTTTTTTAACTTTTTATTAAATATTCATGCATTTTATATAATGAAAACAAGAAAAGATGATGGTTTTTATAAAAAGTCTGAAATGTTATTTGAAGATTATGATAATAAATATTTATATTTAGAAGAATATTACTTTGTAGAAAATGGCAAAGAACAAAAAATTGTTTTTATATCTGATAAAAAGAAAAAAATAATAGAAGATGTAAAAAATTTTAAAAAAAATTTAGAAAATATATTTGAAAAAAGAAATCTTATTGTATATTGTGGTATAAAAGAAAAATGTAAAGAATCTGGGTATATAGAAGATGATATTACAAATGATTTTAGAAGTTTTGTGTATTATTTTGATAAAGATGATTTTACATTAAATACATTTTTTTCATATTTAAATATAAATTTAGATTCTGAATTTGTTATATATAAAAATGATAATAATTTTACAGAAAAAAATTTTATAGTAAAGGATATTTTAAATAAAACATTTAAAGAATTACTCTAACATTAACATTCTTTTGGTTATTTAAAATAGCACTAGTCATTCTGTGACGACCATCTATTATATAATAAAGTTGATATCCACTTTTTATTAATGGTTGATTATTATCATCATAACATTGTGCAACATTTATATGTGATATTCTTGTATCGTAATCTACTGGTATATCTTTATTTAATGGAAAACCAGATGTTTGTAAAAATCCTCCACTGCTATAACAATTTATTATTTTTATTTCAGGGTTAATATTATTTTCAAAATCATTTGGTATTTTTAGAAATTTTTTTAAATCTATATTATAATCAAAATTCTTTATCTTATTTATAATTGGATCTGATATAACAATTTGATTTATTTTTATACTAGTTATTGTCATAATACTTTATTACACAAAAAAAATTTAAAAGTATTTTTTGTGTTTTTTTTATATAATAAATAATATGGAAGAAATTTTTAAAAGTAAAATAGATACATTAGTTTGTAGTGGTGGTGGGGCAAAGGGTATAGCTTATATTGGTGTAATAAAATACCTTGACG